TCCATTAACCATAATTGGCTGACTAAGTTTGATCTTCATGATGATCCTCCTACTCGATGCCTAGAGCAGCTTTAACCTGAAGCAGATAATCTACGCCTGCTATCTTGCATATATAGTTGAACTTGTCGATTTCTACGAGAGTTGAACCATCGACATCGACCTTAAGGTATACGACCTCAAACACGTTTGATGCGCCTGCCGTTACGCCAACATCTAAATTCCCCAAATTGACTGACGTTTTGGGAATCGCACGCAGCACTACCCTTACTGGTCTAACGAAATACCGGCCAGCCCCAGCATCGTAAATCTGGCTTGCACCTCTTAGGTCAAGGTTATGCGCTTTTTGAGCTGCTAGCTCAAGTGTGGGTTTCTCAACGGTCCTCCAGTTAAGCGTGCATGTCATGCTGCCGAAATGGCCAAGCGTAGGGCTGTCCACCTCACCGGCCAAGCCCGCACCCTTCACCGTTTCCGTCATTGCTTCCACACTTGGAAGCTCTACATCGGCAACTCCTATTAAATCCGTGCCGTCAAGGTATACCCTAAAATTTATAAGCTTTTCCGGTACTTGATTCGCCATCTTTTATCACCCCTTTACGCTGCAAACAGCGTTTCGAGATATTGTGGATCGTACTCGACTATGAAATCGATCTCGCGAGCCGGAGCGGGAGGCGTGACATACACATGGAAGCGAATGATGCCATCGATTAGATCGGTCGTTGGGTTCTCGTCGCGATTAAACTCGACCCTTCCCCCAAGGATGAACTGTCTTGCGGCAAGCCCGTTGAGCCAGATATTTGCCGAATCCACTATCGTCTCCACAAGTCTCCTCGTGATCGGATAGTCAACTTTCTGCCAGAATGTGAGCACAAGGGTATTGCCTATCCAGTCAAACATCCTCCGGATAGGGATAAAGGTGTCTTTAACATCGGTCATGCTGGGATATGCTCCGGTCCTGTTGCCCCAGGCTCTCCAACCGCCTATGAAGTTAAGCGCAGTGACTACGCCCTGCCCATTCAGGTATGCTGCCTGCTCCGGGCCAAGGGCAACTTCTTTCCCATTAGCAACTGCACCATTGGCCTGAATTGACTTGTTTGATGGGCTTACGTAGGGCACGTCATCGTTTTGCGAATCTACCTTGCACATTACCCCGGCCAGCTGCGTGGAAAGATGAAACTCTTTAGTCCCAAGTTTTATCTTCGGCCAGCAGACAACCTGTCGCTCATAGATAAAGTTGTTCTGATTCTTCCACTCTGAGACATCGGAATATTTTTCAACTTCTTCAGGCACATCCACCAGCGCTATGCACTTGAAGTGTGCATTTATGTTGGACGCTTTGGCAGTCATCACCGCTGCTACTTCAGGATCATGCGACCAACCTGGGGCCAACACCATGCCGGGCACAAGGCCAAACGTTGGGAAAACCTTATCCAACAGCTCGAGTCCCTCGTAATTGCCCGTTATGGTATCCACTCCACCGATGATGTCATCGGAATCAACCATAGTTGGATCAATATAATCATATGTAGCTTCAATTGGTGAAACTTCTCCTATTGCCCCACCTTCCAACCTCGTTATTACTGCATTGCCATTTTCGTCGAACCCAACGGTATAGTCTGTATCTAGAACATAAGATGTCGTGCCACCTTCAGATTTAACAACGACAGAATCCAACAATACTCCTTGCTTGGATAGAGTAACTGCTGGGGCATCAGCTGCAAAGGTATGTTCTTCTTTATCTACACTCCCTTTATGCACAGTGGGATCTAGGACATTAACCAAGACAACAGGGGCTACATTGAACAGTGCAAAGTGGGAATACACAAACTCACAAAGGGTGTAACTTTCCCAATCTTCACTATATCCAAAGGCCTCTACTGCTTCCTGATAACTGTAGCAGAGTACGGGCTTATTTACATTTGTTTTGTCAGACAAGTTTATTGGCGCAGTTCCCACTACAAAAGGTAATCCCGCCGTAGTTCTAACCGGCGGGATTATTGAAGTTGGAACTTCGGAAACATATACACCATGTTTATATGCCATTCACTATACACCACCTTTAGAAATAGTCTTTTGAACAGCCTCATAGGCAAGCTGTTGAGGCGTTCCTTTTGTGTTAATTGCATTTTCTGTTTTTTGCAGGTCGGCTGTTGGGACAAACAGACGTTTTATCTCAGGGCATTTAGCGATTACATCATTTAAATATTCTGGAATACCACCCTTGAATACCCTGTATTTTGTCAGCTTACCCCCAGGCAAATTGGGCCCGCAATAAATAAGACGTTCGGCTTTAGATTGGCCAAACGCCTTAAAACGCACCTTTTTCCCTTTATCCGAAGAACTCGCCATCTATCACTACCTCCTTTTCTAAAATTTCTTCAACTGGATGTGCTATTGCCCATACAGTTGAAAGCATCCCTATCCATTGCGGAAAAGGTTGCTCTTCTGGCAAAACAAATTTACATGGATATTCGACTCGGTATTTACCTGCCACAACGCGCTTTCTGAATAACTCTGACCATATTCTTGTAGTGATGTTGACTACGTCACGCCAGCCATCTTGCGCATCTTCAGAATATGTTCCAATTACCATGTTGATATTTGCGATTGCACCCTCTAATTTATCTTCAAAGCTTTCAATACGTACAATAACAAACGGAAAGTCAGGGTCAGGCACTGATTTTTTGGGTGGCAGATACCCGGCAATAACTTGTAGAGCCTTTTCTTCATCTTTCTTAGTAGCTAAATCCATGTTCATGATCGTAGAGTTACGCAAAAAATCACAAATAGAGTCAATAAGATCTACAGGACTGTTCATTTTATTCCCTCCAGGAGCCTGGTAATCTCATGCTCCATGCGCTCATCAAGCGTTTGCTGAGCCTTTTCTTCGAGTGCTCGCATAACCTCTTCATTCCCGATCATTTGAGGGACAGAAGGACCATACAGCTCCATGATAGGCAGCCTCGGTCTGCCTTTTCTGCGATATACGCCCACATGTCCTGTTGGCATGCGGGCAACAAAAGCTTTAGGTATGGTGCCGCCTTTGCCCTTGATTACCGTCGCCGTTACTGGTTTAGACCTGCCTGGCGTAGGCTTGGATGGGCGAATCTTGAACTTAGAAAGCGGGATCACCCTACCTACAGCCCTTAATATGGCAATAGGTGAAGAGGAGCTGGCACGTTCAATTTTAAGCGGTTCACGGACGGTCGACGCTTTTACGATATAGCGCTCTCGCACCTTTTTCACCGCTTCTGTTCTGCCACTTTGAGCCGCCCTGTTTATTGCCGATGCCATTGCCCTTTCTATTCCTTTTGGGACGTTACTTAAAACAAGCTTGGCGCGCTCAAATTGCTCTTCCCTTACCTCGATCGTCATGATTCTGCCACCCCAAGCACAATTTTCAGAATGCCCATCTCCGAAGAGCACTCGTCCACGATATAAATAGATCCATCGATATCAAGGTGTTGGTCTCTAACTGGACGATATCCAAGATCATCTTCTTTAACATAGAGAGCCAAAACGCTGCGGTAAACTCCATCATATTGCTCGGCCTTCACATTGCTATAAATCTGCAAAACGTCGCTGTCTATAATGGACTTCACGGGCATGCCATCGATATGATGTATTTCAGCAAACTCGTCAAGATTTATGAAAGTTTCCAAATCACGTTTAACAAAATCCTTAAAGTTTGCCATTATTCTTCTTTTTTGTGGCTAGCGCTAGGTCTCTTAGCCTTTGGTTTCGGGCCAGGCTTTGAGCTTTCCGCTTCCTGATCAAATTGAGGTTCATTATATCGCTCGATCGTGCCATTAGATTTAGCTATAAGCTTGTCCTCTTCATCTTGCGACAGACCATACAGGATTTCACCGCCAGGCTCGCCGGGGCCATATGTTATTCCGTTATGTCGGACCTTAAACCTTTTAATCAATATGGCCATGCCATCACCGTCCTATTTAACTTTCAGCACATACCAGGAATCTACATCTTCAGGTTTAGGTAGCGGCCTTGAAGCAAGGCGAATCATCTTAACATCGTTGTTTATGTCGGACCATACACGCGGGACTCTGGTGCCTTCGTATGTGTGAAATTGCCCGTCGGCCTCTTCCATCTGTGTAACAGCACCATACAGTCTCGATCCAAGGCCAGTGCTCGCCATAATCAAGTAGTCATCAGGTACCATTGGCTGTTCCGTTCCATCATCATCCAAGAACCATTCGTCATAGGTGTATATCTCAAGACCAAGCGCGTTCAATGTCCCAACGTAAGTAACCCCATCCATCTGTATACGTGGTTGTATGGATCCAAGCGTTATATTTCTGATATCAAACAAAGACCTTACATCTTCGTCTGAAAGAAAAAGATCAACAACATTATTCGCCATTATGATGATGTTAGGGTTTTTGCCAGTCTTTTGAATGATCTCCAGCCTTATCTCTTTCAGATCACCTATTTTGTCATCCGATGTTCCACCCCATACTTCAGTCCCTGTAAGCGTTTTCTTATTCGTAAACTGAAAGTCTATTACATCCTCAACATAATCTGCGCCGCCGTCTATTCTATCAACCCAACCCTTGATTGTTACAACACCGTTAAGTAGTAGTTCTCTGCACATCCATTCCTCGCGCCTGGTGATCATCTCATCAAGCTCAGCTATATCCTTGGCAAGCAATTCTTGTGCTCTTTCCTGTGGCGTCCTAGTGCTGTAAATATTTTCCCCAAGGCCTCTATTCATAATGTCATCGACAGTAATGGCCCTCTGGGGGGCAATATAGGGAGTGGTGTAGGTTTCAGTGCTAAACCCGCCACGGTCTACGGTAATTCCGCCACGCCTGCGAGCCACAAATGGCGCCATTTTGCGCTTGCCCTTTTTAATATCTACGTCAACTTTTTCGGTCACGAATGTTTGAATGCTAGGGAAAAAAGTGTCTCTTAAAAATGTTTGTGCAGGCAGTGACCGTTCTATTGCCTGTAACATCATCCTGGTTTCATAAAGATTTATTGCCATCTATATCACTCTCCTTTCTAATAAGAAACGTTATCGCTCAGGAATATCCCAAGCTCACGCAATCTTGCTTCGTGTGTATCCGCTGTGTCGCTGCC